CTTCCATGTAAAACCTAATGTAGATTTAAACATCTCATTTAGGATACATGCTTGAAGATCTACTGGTAACCTATCTGTAGCTGCAGATAGATCATAACACCAAAATTTGGTGTTCCCTGCATCTATCAATCTCTTAATAGGAGCAAGTTGATCAAAAGTACCATCCGATGGTAGTTTTGCTAGTAGTCGGAAGAGTGCATCATGCAATGGAGATAATGCCCATTGTGTTCAACACTCAACCATAGCAAATACTCTCACTTTCCCTGCGGGCTCTACTTTAAACCCTAACTTTCCGCAAGCTAGATCATTATCACTAGACATTGCGGGTTTAACATAATCCCAAAGATTTTTTAAAACCTTGTCATTATGTAAGGTCAGGAATATTTCGAATGCCCCTATGGGACCATTTGATATCAAGGCAGAACCCCCGGTTGTAATCCCGAGAGGAGACCAAGATACTTTGTCTTTTCCCGTCTTAATCGAAGGTGTGGACTTGTTCAGGGGTAAGAAACCCCCGAAATCTAACTTAGGTGGTGTCTTCACTTTTAGTGATTTCACGAGAAATAAGTCAATCGCTTGAAATATCTCTTTCCAATCGTTAACATGGATTGGAATCCCAGGCTTAGTAATAGTTCCCAATTTCAAAGGAGAATCAACCGTCAATACTCGATAAATCGAGAATCACGATAGTCATATCCTTATCATAGTTGTATTACGTTGCCGTATTAGATCTCTATGCTGTCTTGGTATACTAACAGGTATACCCGTTCTGTCCGTTCTAACTCCATGACCTAGCAACCAGCTAGACCCGGGAGTCCCAGCTACCGCTTGCATAAGTAAAACGTAGCTATTCTTTGTATAAAGAATAAGCCCACGTTTACCTTGTTTACGGTAAATCTGATAAAAGATACGACAGGCTACGACAGCAGAACGCGCTAATGCAGAAGTATTACCTCCACGGATGACAAAATTGACTTTTAACAGTCAATTTATAAATCCGCTACCACCATTTCTGGTGATAATACCACTAAGTCTACGTACAGCTTTCTGAACATTACTTAAGTTTTGTTTTTGATTTCTCATATTTTATTAATTAAGTATACTTCACTCTGCTTCTTTAGCTAAGTATGCGCGGCCAGTATATACAGGTCGTTCCTACTATCCTACTAATGCTATGTCTCCGCCGGATCGCCCTAGGGCTACGGTGAGGATGACTTCCAGTCCGGGTCGCCCGAAGGCTACGGAAGGAATCCCAGTCATTATCCTT